TCCTTTGGCTTCTGTTTCAAAGACAACAACACCATACTCAGTATTAATACGTACTTTAAATACATCACTAACATTAGTTAGTAGTCTAACATTATCAAAGTTAATTGGTGTAGGTTTAAGATCAAAGTCTACCTCAGCTAACTGCAATCCAAAATTATCAGTATTGTGACGTGACTTATCTGTTAACTCAACTAGTAACTTACCATCTTCTACTTGGAAATAAATCTTATTAGTCTCAGATGCAAAGGTAGCTCCCTTATAGATTCTCTGTAGCGTATCTTTAGTTAAGTCAAACTCAACATCAAACTCAAAAGCATTAATCTTATCTAAGTTAAGACTTGGCTTAGTCAGGAACCCTTCGTCGAATAGATGATACTTAAACTTAAGACCATTACCCTTATACTCAATATTGTTAGAGTTAATAGTGAGGTCAAGAGCTGAGTCTACAGTATCAATAATTCTACTCAACTTCTTAACATCTGGAATATTAAGAGTATCATAGAAGCTTGATTCCATATCTACTGAAGCATGTAAGATCAAAGTACTGTCTGGTGATGAAACTAGACTTGATACTTTCTCTCGATCTACAGTAATAATAGCACTCTCACTTATCTTTGATAAAGAGTCTAAGAACTTTAGAAATTCACTCGGAGACTTTAGACTTAATAGTTTTACGCTTTGGTCGGACATTTGATTTCTCTAATTGTACTTTAATATCTTTCAATAGCAAGTTACTTTCTTTAACAGCATTAAGTAACTTATCCATCTGACTCGGTTCACTGAAGTCAAACTCCAATGTCTCAGCATGACTAACTGTTGCAACATTTGCAGTAGTTTGATTAACAGGAGCAAATGCATTAACCTCGAGTGGAGGTGCTGCAGGTGCTTGTAGTTCAGCCATTGCTTGCTCAGGTGTCACTGTTGCAGGTGCTACTGGTGCTGGTGGAGCTGCAGCTGGCTGTGGCATTGGTTGACCTGCTTGCTGTGCACGATATTCTTCTTGTGATATAGTAGGTACTTGTGCAAGACTCTTAACCATTCCTTGCATCTGTTGTGCAGCAGGACTTAGATTACCTGATTTACCAACAATCATATCATCATTCTGTTTCATTTGACCATAGGTAGTCCCCATAAGCGCCATGACTGCAGCCTTAGCCTCAGGTGTCATATTCTCATTCATAATACTACAGGTCAGCTAGGAGGTCATCGATATCAGCATCCGAAGTATCTGCTACCGGTACTGAAGTTGGTTCAGCGACAGGCGCTGGATCAGGAGTAAATGGTGGTGAAGTACTTTCAACAACTGGAGCACTGTCAGTAGATGAATCACGTACATGGAAATGCTCATCAAGCATTTGCTTAAGCTCATCAGTAGACTTAAGAGTAAATACATCTTTAAGGTTATGTACACTATCATAGATACTCTTCTGCTTCTCTTCATCAAGCCCAAGTTTACCTACACCAGTAAAGCGTGAACTAACATAAGTAGGATAATCACCTTGCTGCTCGACCTTAACTTTAAAGTTAACACCATCATCACCGAGATCAAATACCTTAGCACCGAACTCTTCTGAGTCTTCACCTTCGATAGCTTCGTGAATAATCTTCTGAAGCTGCTTACCATAACGAAGAAGTTTAACCTTACCGTTATTATCTGGGTTAGTAGGATCATCTACAACAAAGACATTAACAAGCCACTTCTCCATACGACGGAGAGCACTTGCTTTCTCTTTCTCTTCATCAGTACCCATACGAGAGAGACGGAAACGCTCTTCTTGAATAGGGCAACGCTCTTCAAACGTTTGAGGAGATAGAGTCTGGACATACTGACCATTAGCGAAGGAAACCCAACCCATATTATAATAATGGAAGAAGGTGTCTACCGGTGATGGAGAGTAAGGAAGTAAACGGACGGTATATGTATTACCGGGCTTACATTGAATGATCTCAGAGAACTTGGATTGCTTTTTTGAATCAGAAGCCAAGGCACCTTTGATACTTTCGAACATGGACATATTAAACGCACTCATAATTATTATATTGTATACTATTTTTGTTTTGTTTCAACTATTGTTTTTATTTTGGTTATACCATCTTTGGCCTTTAACTTGTATGTTGCAGAGCCAGAGAACTTTGTGCGCGTACGCGCGAAAACTGTATGAAAGTCTTGAACGATGAAGTTAAGAATACTATTCTCAACTGATTTAATTGTCTTTTCAACATCCAAGGCATGTAACAAATAAAATGATAACCTATGTTCTTGCAAATGCAACAAACAAGTTGGCATATTTCCTGTTATGTTAATTCTATACTCATCTACTGACATGTTATTATCTATACAGTAGTTGTATATAAACTTTAAGCCTTGTTTGAGGTTAGCTATATTCTCGTCTGTATCGGGATTAGATGTTTCCCGTTCTTTCATGTATAGTGAGTAGCACTTTAATGCCTTTCTTGTATTAAAGAATTGTAGATCAAAATACTCATCCTTAGAGTAGACTTCAAATGGAGCAGCAAACCAATCTCGATAATTAACGTGGTTATGCTTCTTGAAAAAGCCTGATAACTTTTTAAGAGAGATAAAATCTTCATCTTTTAACTTACTAAAGTCCTTTCTAAACTTAGTAGGTTGGTTTTTAGCAGATCTAGTAGCATATAAATAGCTATTATATATCTGCTTCTCACGCTCACTTACCATCTACCCATATTATAGACACATAAGTGCAATAATCAACTAGTCTTCTTGAAAGATTGTCTTATTTTGATTTAAATACTTAGTTATATATTTGGATTCCGCAATCTGTGGCTCGAACTTAAGGAATAAAGTAACTAGTTCGAAATTATTATCAACTGTAAGTAATACTTTGAGAATATTCCGCAACTTTGACTCTTTAAGTATCAATACAAATACATTCTGTGGTGATAACTTCTTACCTTTTAGTAGACAGCAGAAAGTACAAAAGCATAATAGTAGATGTTCTACTTCTTGAGTGGCTATATTACCAGATGGTGACTGTATCTTTGGTGGCTGCATTATTCAATGGGGGTAAATTTTTGACTAAAAGCCATAAACTTGTCTTCAAGCTTACCTCCAGCCAAATTATGTGAACCACCACCATCACAGAGCTTTTCTGCTAACTCACCTAAATGAGCTTTACAACCTTTTCTCTTTCTAAATGTAACAATCTTACGATCCAAGTTAACCATGATTGCAATGTCTGCATCATACTTATCAATTATGTAATTTGCTACTTCATTAACTGTAGTAGTTACAAACGTTGATACAATCTTATTCTCTTTACCATGTACAACAAACTTTGGACTATCAAGTTGCTCTACAAACCGTTTAAAAAATAATTTTATAGAACCTTTTTCATGAGGGGTGTATTCTCTTAACCCATCAGCAAATGATTCAATAAACTGTTTTACTTTTGGTCTATTATAACCATAGTAGATTGCATTTAGTTTTGCAGGTTCAATTTCCTTTGGAAAGTCAAATGACCAACTATCATATTGATCAATAAGTTCAACAAGCTCTTTATGAGCATCTGTTAAGTTTAACTTAGCTTCAAACTTATCAGCAATTAGCTTTGTACATGAACTATACTCTTTTAGTATAGTTTTAGCTTTGGTATACTTTGCAATATGCTCGACATGTGATGCATGATGATCTATTATTACAACATTGTCACGGTTAATTGCTTCAGCTTGTTCTTCACTTAAGGAAAGATCACAAACAAATATCTTATCAAAATGGTCTAATGTATTCCAACGACTTTTAAATTCATTTAGAATATTCCACTCTGTAGTATCAACAATAATAACTTCATGACCGGTAAATAGCTTCTTTAGTAATAATGCCGAGCCTGCGCCATCGAGATCGTTATCTGTAAAGACCAATATATTCACCTAGAATATTTAGCCTACCTTTCATGTAAATCAACTACTGAATGCGGCTAGTGATTGCAATGCAGTATCATCTTCTTCGAGATCTACATCATCTGCTTGCTCAATAGTTAAAGTTTCGTACTTAATACGCATCGCTTGAGTCATACCTCGAGGACCATAACGATTCTTCATCATACCTAACCTAATAATACCCAAGTCTCTATCCTCATCATTCTGGAAGATAGACATAATAACATCAGCAGTAGCAGCCAAGCCAATAGATTCGGAGATAGTAGCTAGATCAGGATTATCTTGATCGAAACCAGCCCTATTCAACTGAGTAGCACTAATGATAGGACAGTTAAATAGGTAAGACATTGCTCTACACTTCTCTGTAACGTTCTTAATACGTTCATAAGAGTTAGTACCTACAGCAGAGTGAATTAAATTAAGGTAATCTATAACTATAGCATCTAACTGAATACCTTGATCACCAAACTTCTTAATATAAGCTTGTATCTGACCTGGAGTTACAGTAGAAGGAGGAAACTCTTTAATAAAGATCTGACCTGGCTCTTCTTTAATAGCAGCTCTCAAAGATGCACCATTAACAGCCATTTCTTTCATTGGAATCTTGGATATATTAGTACATACCCGTCTTGCATAAAGTAGCTCAGACATCTCTAGAGTAATAAGCAATACATTCTTACCCTGATTAGCAATATTAGTAGCTACATTACCAAGGAAGATAGACTTACCAATATTAGTCTCACCAGCAAAGACATATAACGACTTACCTGCTTGTAAAAAGCCACCATCTAAAGCATCATCAAGCCATTCCCAATTAGAGGGTATCTTATCTTGAACAGTATTCATATCTTCGATGATATGATCAATATCACCATGAATATCTAAACCAAGATCAGTAACTAGACTAATATTACAACTCTTCTCAAACTTATCTAATACATTTGAAGTATCTACTTCACCAGATGCAACATCTTCAGCTACATTTAGCATTGTATAGTATACAGCTTTCTCTTTTAAGAATCGTTCTGTATTTTCATACAACTCATCTTTATCAAGATGCTTATCAATATCTGAAAATGACTTGACAAGCCTCTTAAAAGATTCTTTCATATCATCAGTAATCAGATAAGACTTAATCTCTGTAATAGTAGGTATCTTATTCCTCTTCTCGTTAAAGTCTTTAATGATCTCAAAGACACCAGCAATATCTTTATTCTTAAAGTATTCTGGCTTTACATGATCTGCAATAGTACTTAGATACCCGCTATCAGTAAGCGATTTAAACATGAGAACATTCTCAAATGTATCTAAACAAAGTCTTGCCATCTTTATTAGTATAAAGTATTACAGATCATAATCAAGCTAAACCTTGACAATCTTTCCTGCATACTTATCATACTTTTCCATAAACCAGTCTTGACCAGCGTTCCATTCATCAGTAAAGGACTGCAATCCAGGTGAAGCATGTGTGATATATGCATCTACAACACCACATTTAAGTCCAGCCAGGGATGCATCTAGAGTATATGCTATATCGTAGAAGTGAAATCCTGCAGGA